CCAGCACACAGCCGAAACCGCAGCCCTGTACTTCTACCAGGTTTCTGCCTTTGAGTTTACCGTAGGGGATGTTAGACACACCGCCATGATCGTTGGCTTCGTATATCTCTAGTATGTGTTGTCCGGGCTTGCGCTGTATGTACAGTCCTGATACCACATCTCGATCGTGCGCCAAGAGTTTTTTCAGCGTGTCAGGAGCAAATGCTATGTCGCTGTCCACAGAGAAGAGGTAGTCAAATCCTTTTACTACCCAATCTGCGATGAGATTCCTTACTTGATCTATGTTATATCCATAGAAGTATTGAAACGTGGTTTGGTAGCCCTCCGGAACTTCCAGATCGTAGATCGCTTTGAAGGTCTCCACTTCGATGTTCCGGGCTGTGGGTATGGCTATCAGTATCTTTTTTTTTGATTCTGGAATCGCTGTTATTCTAGCTTCTGCGATTGGCGGTTTGGCCTGCTCTATGATCTGTTGTACCTGTGGGTTTATCTGCATTTTGCTGACTATTTCCTTTGCGTTTCGATTCTGTTGGTCACTGTTGACCTTGTAGTCGTTCAGGGGATTACGATCGTTGTAGTTGTATATGATATCTTGCAGGCATCGCACTCGATCGGGGTCTGCCTGTTCTATCAGGCTATAAAACACTGCGCCATCGCCGCCCGCCTTGTACCACTGACCGTTGCTGTCTTTGAACAGGTCATCAGGTACGCCGTTAATCAATGATTTCTTGAAAGTCCTAAGATGTGTGTAGGGAAGCACCCAGTTGAAATGATGCTGTCTATAGATCTTAGACTGTTTCACTGACTCAGGATAGGGCTGGCTGATCAGAGGTATAGAATCCGCCATGCTCCAACAACTGCCGTAGGTAAACTCTGCGCCGTTGGCATACACGGTATTGAAATAATCGAATATGGTGTTGTCATTGACTAGAGTGTCATCGCCGTCTAGCAGCATGACTATGGCATCGTCGTTGGCGATCTCTCTGATAGCGGCCACCTGATTTCTCACCGCACCTAGATTTTCTCGGTTGGCGCAGAGCTCGAACTTATATCGTATGTTTTCCGGCAGTCCGTCTAGATATTCGGCCAACACTGCTACGGTATCGTCTGTGGAGCAGTCGTCTATGAGTATGTGCCTATAACGATCATAGTCCTGTGCGGCCACGCTCTCTACGCATTTGATGATGTAGTCTCGGCAGTTGTAGAAAGGAGATATGACTATGATCTCTCGCTCCTGTCCCTGTTTATAATCAGAGAGCTCCACGGTGTTATGATATCTGCGACCGGTGATCTTGTGCCATCTGCGATTGATGTCAGTGACACGACGATACTGATCTCTGCTTAGATACAGTCCTAGTTTCCGATAGAAATGCTGCTGCCATTGCAGGGCCACTGAATCCCAACCAACTATGTCTTTGATGATGTTACAGTAGTACTGTTTCTGCTGATGCAGATAGGGATTGCGATAAGCTTCTACCACGGTCTTGACGAACTGTTCTACCTGCTGAGGAACATTGATATCCGGAAAAAGGACGTTGGGTTCTATGGCATAGTCTATGAGGTAACTGGCACCGGCTATGGCGATCTCTTCTAGGGCACCGAATCTGCAGGTTATCACGGGCGTGTTGTAGCAGAAGCTTTCCATGGTGGATATACCAAAGGTCTCGGGAAAGGCCGCGGGATAGATCATGAAGTTGGCTAGGGTCAGTATGTCGGCGATTTCTTTCTGAGGTATCACTCCCGTGAATTCTATGCCCTGCGCTGCCAGTGCGGGATCTGCGGCCATCTCTCGCCAACGCTTCTCCTGTTCGTCGGGCTCGCCATTCACAGAAAATCTATAGTAGCCGCCGATGACCTTTAATTTAGCCGTAGGTATGTGCCGCCGTACATGCGGCCAGATCTTTTCTACCAATGGAATCATACCTTTGGTCACGGAAGCATTGTAAACGAAAAGATCTCGATCCTTGGCTCGGATATCTACTTCTCGATTCCATATCTTCACACCGTTGCGTGTGACGAACAGTTTGGGTTTCAGCACTTCGAAATTCCGGCGCCGCCCATGATGGCAGTTGGCGATATAGGTCAAGTGCCAGTCACTGAGCGTGAAGATATCAGTGATACGATTCTGCACCGCCAGCTCTTCTATGAGATTGTCTCCGAGACAGAAAGTGTCGTGCATCCATAATACCCGCATCTTGGCTCGGCTTAGTATCCTGTCGTAGAGATCCATATCTTTGAAAGGCATCGAACGCTGATCATTGAGCTTGGCATAGTCTCGGGGATCGGTGAATGGAATCACGGTGCGGCTGGAAACGACTATGTCGAAATCGTGATCTCCAGCGAGATATCTCAGAGGACGGTATTTCACACCGTCGTAGACTCCTGGCTGTGCGTGATCCATTTCGCAGTTATTGAACACGGTGACATCGAATCCTAGTTGCACCAGTTCTCTGGCGATTAGGGTCACGGCGCTTTCGCTGCCGCCCAGACCTTGCTTGAATATCGTGGATCCATCGTAGGGAATGCCTATGATATCGATTATGGCTAGAGTGATCATTAACTATTTAAGATCTGATGATCAGTCCAGAGACAGATCTTGATGTTATCTCAGTCTGTGTGCGCTTGCGGGCGGAGTGAAATTGGATGTGTATCGTGCGAAACCTTTTGTGATGCGAAGGTCGTCTATGAAGCCTGTAAATGCGGTAAATGTAGTACCAAGAACAGTTTTTCCTATTCCAAGGCCCCCATTTACATGATTTGCACTACTGGAATAAGTGCTTCCGTACGCAGTTCCGTTTAAATAAAAAGTATGAGTGCTTCCGCTTCTTACCCACGCAAAGTGATACCAAGTTCCAGTTGAAAGTGTTGCACCGCCAGAACCAAACACATTGCCAGCATTAACAAAGTAAGCGTAAATTTTACTAGAGTAGAATGTAATAACCAGTCCACCGGCATCGCCACCCACACCAATTAGTGCGGGTTGACCAGATAGGGACGAAGTATTAAACCAGCCCTCAACGGTAAAGTTGCCAGTACCAAAAGACAGGTCTTGATTGGCAGGACTAGTAAGCCAATCCCCAGACCCATCAAAATACATTGATCCAGTACCATACTTCTTAACACTGGTGCTGATCTGTGCGTTACCAACAGTCTCTAGGTTGTTTTTGCCTGTGTAATCTATGATACCACCATTGGTGAAGTTGCAGAGTAGGGAGGTGTTGGTGACGGCGGTGAGTGGTGAGGTTGGGGGAGTAAAGGCAGCGGTGTAGACTGCTGTTCCAACGACTTGTCGTAAATTGCTGATATATCCGGTATAAAAACCAGCATTGACATAAGAACCAACACTAAATCCATTTAGAGAACCTATGGATAACGAAGAGGATACGTTGAGTGGACCTTGTGACCCGTTGATATAACTTTTGAATGCGTTACCCTCCCTGACCAATGCTACATGATTCCACGAATTCAACGTGATTGTACCCATATTTCCGCCGCTGACTATGTTCCAGACACTAGTACCAGATATGTACACAAAAAGTGTGCCGTTTGTGTTTAGTTCAAACGCAAGTTGATCTGCTTTAGCACCATTGAGGGTGCTGTATACTGGATAGGTTACTGATGCAAAGATCGTAGGGTATAACCAAAATTCTAGTGTAAAATTACTGGTCGAAAAATTGCTAGCACCTGTTATTATGTTATCTCCACTCCCATCAAAATATCCACTGCCACCATTTGTTGCAGCAGAGTATGAACCAGTTGGTGCAAATGGACTAAACGATGTTACCTTTACATCACCATTTCTTGTAATTGTAAAGTTGTTTGTTGAATTATCTTTGAACCGATTGGATTGGCAAGCGAGCAGGCTGGTGTTGGTGATTGCGGTGAGTGGTGAAGTAGGAGGTGTGAAGTTGGATGTGTAGACAGCAGTGCCTTTGACTAATCTCAGATTAGAAATATAACCTTTCATTAATCTGTAGGTTATATCCCCGTCAGAACCTATTAGAGCAGTGCCATTTACGGTATATGAGATCGTATTGGTGTCGCTACCTATCAAAGATCCATTAACAAAAACTCTGAGTGTTCCTGAAGATCTCGTATAGGCGATATGATACCATTGATACAGATTTGGCGTGAAAGCAAAAGTGTTGTCCCATGCAACCCCGTATCTGCCTATTCTCAATGAATTTTGAATGTAAGAAAAATCAACGGATGAATTACCATTTCCTGAAAAGAAACTGTCTCCAGTAGCACTTGATGTGCTCAATTCTTCAAACATAGCCCAACATTCAAAAGTAAAATCGCCGGTGCCTAAATTAAAAGCTAAATTATTAGGTATAGTTAGATAATCCCCCGTACCATCAAAATACGCACTCCACCGACCATTTGGAGCTGAGAATGGACTAAATGTTCCTTGGGCAACATTACCATTTCTTGTGATTGCAAAGTTGTTAGTACTAGAATCCACAAACATATTATTGTTTGCGCCATTGGTACCATCACCATTCAATAACAGAGTGGTGAGATAGAAGTAAGGATCTCCGATCTCTACAGTGATCGAAAACGTCCTAGGACTGTCTTGATTTTCTGCGTCCTGCGCGACCACGGTGAAAGAATAAACCGTGTCATCTTCTAGGCCAGTCACTGAACCGGTCAACAATCCCTGTGCGCTCAG